ATGCCCGCAGCAAAGCCGCCGCGCGGGGGCCGCAAGGCCGCCGCGACCGCCCGCGCGTCCGCCGCCCGCGGCGCCGAAGCCGCGACACCGGCCCGGCCGCGCGGCACGCGCTGGCGTGCACCGTTCCTCGCCATGCTGGCGGAGACCTCCAATGTGAGCCGATCGGCCCTCGCGGCCGGGGTGACGGTCAGCCATGCCTACAAGACCCGCCGGAACGACGCGAACTTCCGGCGCGCCTGGCACCAGGCGCTGTGCGAAGGCTACGACCTGCTCGAGCTGGAGGTGCTCGGCCGGCTGCGGGAGGGCAGCGTCACCTGCCCGGAGGGCGGCCGGTTCGATTTCGGCAGCGCGCTGCGGATCCTCGCCGCCCATCGCGGGACGGTGGCATCGGCGCGCGCGGTGCAGGCCGACGATGACGAGGAGGCGGTGTTCGCCGCCATCGACGCCAAGATCGACGCCCTGCGCCGGGGCCGCGACCAGGCGCCATCGGGAGGCGGACACGACCGGCAGACGGAGGGAGGCGGGCATGGACGATGCGGCCGCTGAGCGCCAGGCCTGGCTGCGCGCGCCGGACGGCGCGGCGCAGGCCGCGCTGCTGGCGCGCCTCTCCCCGCGCGAGCGCCGCGCGCTTGCGCATCACTGGCGGCTGTTCGCCCGGCCCGCGCAGCTCGCGCCTCCCGGCGACTGGCAGGTGTGGCTGATCTGCGCCGGACGCGGCTTTGGCAAGACCCGTGCCGGTGCCGAATGGGTGCGCGGCATCGCTGCCCGCCATCCCGAGGCCCGCATCGCCCTTGTCGCGTCCTCGCTCGCCGAGGCGCGGGCGGTGATGGTGGAAGGGGAGAGCGGTCTGCTGCGGCTGGGCGAGCCGGAGCGGCGGCCCCGCTACGAGCCGTCGCTTCGGCGGGTGGTGTGGCCGAACGGCGCGCAGGCCTTCCTGTATTCCGCCGCCGAACCCGAGATGCTGCGCGGTCCGCAGCACAGCCACGCCTGGTGCGACGAGCTGGGCAAATGGGACACCGTTGGCGAGCGGGCGGAACGCAGCTGGGACAATCTCCTGCTCGGCCTGCGGCTCGGCGGGACCGGCCAGGGACAGGTGGTCGCGACCACGACGCCGCGCGCGGTGCCGCTGCTGCGCCGCCTGCTGGCCGAACGGGCGGCGGAGCCGGGCCTCGTGGCGGTGACGCGCGGCACCACCTTCGACAACGCCGCCAACCTTCCGTCCGCCTTCGTGCAGCGGATGCAGCGGCGGTTCGGCGGAACGGCCTTCGGGCGGCAGGAGCTCGAGGGCGAGCTGCTGGACGATGTCGAGGGCGCGCTGTGGAGCCGTGCGCTGCTCGAGCGGTGCCGCGCCGGCGCAGAGCCGGCGGGCGGCCCGCCGGCGCGGGTGGTGATCGGCGTCGACCCGCCGGCAAGCGCGGCGGGCGATGCCTGCGGGATCGTGGTCTGCGCACTGCTGTCCGACGGACGTGCGCGGGTGCTCGCCGACTGCTCGGTCGAGCGTGCCCGTCCCGACCGCTGGGCCAGAGCCGTTGCCGCCGCCGCCAGCGCCTGGGCCGCCGACCGGGTGGTGGCGGAAGCCAATCAGGGCGGCGCCATGGTGGAAGCGGTGCTGCGCGCGGCGGACCTCGCCCTGCCGGTGCGGCTCGTGCACGCCACCCGCGGCAAGGTCGCCCGGGCCGAGCCGGTCGCCGCCCTCTACGAGGCCGGGCGCGTCACCCATGCCGAGCCGTTCGCCCGGCTGGAGGACGAGCTGTGCGGCCTCCTGACCGGCGGCGGCTATGCCGGACCGGGCCGCAGCCCCGACCGCGCCGACGCGCTGGTGTGGGCGCTGACCGAACTGCTGCTCGCCCCCGCCCGCGTCCCGCGCGTGCGGCGGCTCTGAACCGGGGGATGCGGCGCGCCGCCGCGCCGTCCCCTCCGCTCGCCACGACCCGACTGCACCCCTCGCCCATCAGGAGCTGGCCATGACCTTTTTCGACACGCTCGCCGCCGCCTTCAAGGGCGGGGGCGGGGCCGCCCGCGTGCCGCTGAGCGCCGGGCCGCCGATGCGCCATGCCGCCGCCCTCGGCGCGCCGCCGCCGGCGGAGCGGTTCGACTACACCACCGCGCTCGAGGAGGCATTTGCCCGCAACGCCGTGGCGCAGCGGGCCATCCGGATCGTTGCCGAAGGCGTGGGCAGCGCGCCGCTGACCGTGACCCCGGAACCGGTCGCCGCCCTGTTCGGAAAAGGCGCCAGCGGCGGGCCGCTCCTGGAAACGCTGGCCGCGCATCTGCTGCTGCATGGCAACGCCTGGGCGCAGATCGTGCGGGACGGCGCGGGCATGCCCGTGGCCCTGTGTCCCCTCAGGCCCGAACGGATGGAGGTGGTGCCCGGCGCCGACGGCTGGCCGGTCGCGGCCCGCTACCATCTGCCCTCAGACACGCGGGAGATGCCGCTGGAGGACGCGCAGGGCTGGCCCGCCCTCGTCCACTGGCGGGCCCTTCATCCCGCGAACGACCATTACGGCGGCGGCTGCCTGTCGGCGGCGCATCAGGCGGTGGCGATCCACAACGCCGCGAGCGCCTGGAACCGCGCCCTGCTGGAGAACGCCGCCCGCCCTTCGGGCGCGCTGATCTATCGCGGAGAGGATGCCGGCGGTCTGACGCGCGAGCAGTTCGACCGGCTCAGCGAGGAGCTGACGCAGGCGTTCGCCGGCGAGCGCAACGCCGGCCGGCCGATGCTGCTGGAAGGCGGGCTGAGCTGGCAGTCGCTCTCGCTCAGCCCGGCGGACATGGATTTCGCCACGCTCAAGGCGGCGGCGGCCCGCGACATCGCGCTTGCCTTCGGCGTGCCGCCGATGCTGCTCGGGCTGCCGGGCGACAACACCTACTCGAACTACCGGGAGGCGAACCGGGCACTGTGGCGGCTGACGCTGCTGCCGCTCGCCGACAAGCTGCTGTCCGGCCTTGCCGACGCGATGACGCCCTGGTTCCCCGACGCGCGCCTCGAGGTCGATCTCGACCGGGTGCCGGCGCTCGCCGAGGACCGCGAACGGCTGTGGGCGCAGGTCGCCAGCGCCGATTTCCTCACCCGCGCGGAGAAGCGCGACCTGCTCGGCCTGCCCCCGATCGCCGACGGCGCCGCCGCCACCAACCCGGAGGTCCAGCCATGAACCGCACCGACCTGCTCACCCAGTTGCTCGCCCAGTCCTGTGCCGCTGCCGGCGGCGACCGGATGGCCCTGCGCGCCATCGTGGAGGAAGCAAGCGAAGTCGGGGCCGAACGGGCGCTGGCGCGGCTCGGCCTCGCCGACGAGGGCGCGCAGGACGACATCGACGAACTGCGCGAACTGCTCGGTGCCTGGCGCGACGCCAAGGCCAGCGCGTGGAAGGCGACGGTGGACTGGCTCGTGCGCGGCCTGCTCGCGCTGCTGCTGATCGGCATCGCCATGCGCATGGGCGTGCCGGAGCTGCTGCGGTGAACGGCCCGCTGCGCCTTGCCGGCTACGCGGCGCTGTTCCACCGCCGCGATCGGGGCGGCGACATCATCCTGCCCGGCGCGTTCGCCGCCACCCTCGCCGCACGGGCCGCGCCGCTGCCGCTGCTGTGGGAGCACCGGCCGCACGCGCGGATCGGCACGGTCGAGCTGGCGGCGGAAGACGCGCGCGGTCTGCGGGTGCGGGCACGGCTCGATCACGCCGCCAGCCGCCACGCCCGGCAGCTCCTGTCGGGCGCGGTGCGCGGGCTGTCGTTCGGCTACCGCGCGCGGGCGGCGCGGCAGGAAGGCTGCACGCGCCTTCTGACCGGGATCGACCTCCTCGAGATCAGCCTCGTTGCCCACCCCCTTCAGCCGGCCGCCAGAGTGCATCTCGTCGCCGCCTGACCCCTTCGTCCGGGCGCGTCCGCGCCGCTTGCCGCCCGCGCTTCCTTCTGTTCCCCAGCCTGAAAGGTCACTGCCCATGGATACCGACATCACCCCCGCCGCTCCCGCCGTGCTGGACGCGAGCTTCGACCTCCTTGCCCGTCAGGACCGGGCCGAGGTTGCCATTGCCGCGCTGCGTCAGGACGTGGACGAGGTGAAAGCCCGGCTCGAGCGCGTGTCGCTCGCCGCCGCGCGGCCGCCGCTGTCCGCCACCCCGGCCGCCGACGCCGCCAGCGCCAGCCGCTTTGTCGAGGACTACCTGCGCCGCGGCCGCGACACGGAGGTCAAGTCGATCACCGCGCTCGCAGACCGCGACGGCGGTTACGCCGTGCCGCGCCAGATCGACGCGCTGATCGCCCGCGAGATGATCCCCCTCAGCCCCATCCGCAGCCTGGCACAGGTGGTGCAGACCGGCACGGCGGGCTATCGCAAGCTCATCGCCACCGGCGCCACCGCTTCGGGCTGGGTGAGCGAGACCATGCTGCGGCCGGGCACCAGCACTCCGGCGTTCGAGGAGGTGGCGCCGCCCACCGGCGAGCTTTATGCGAACCCGGCCGCGAGCCAGACGATGCTGGACGATGCCGCGTTCGACCTCGAAGCCTGGCTCGCCGCCGAGATCGCCAGCGAGTTCGCGCGGGCGGAAGGCGCGGCCTTCATCCACGGCTCCGGGATCGAGCAGCCCGAAGGGTTCCTCAACAACCCGGCCACGGCGGCCCCGGACGGGGTGCGGCCGTTCCGCACTCTGCAGTACATCGGTTCGGGCGATCCGGCCGGCTTCGACGCGGCGCCCGAGGCGCGGCTGATCGATCTCGTGCACACGCTGAAGTCCGGGCATCGCCAGGGCGCGACGTGGGTGATGAACTCCGCCACCCTGGCCCAGGTGCGCAAGCTGAGGACCAGCGAGGGCGCGTTCCTGTGGCAGCCGGGCATGGTCGAGGGGCAGCCCGACCGGCTGCTCGGCTACCCGGTGGTGGAGGCCGAGGACATGCCCGACATTGCTCCGGGCGCCTTTCCCATCGCCTTCGGCAACTTCCGCAACGGCTATCTCGTGGCGGAGCGCAGCGCCACGCGCATCCTGCGCGATCCGTTCACGAACAAACCGTTCGTGCACTTCTACGCGACGCGCCGGGTCGGCGGCACGGTGCTCGATTCCGCAGCCATCAAGCTGCTGAAGATCGAGGCCTGAGGCCGCGGGGGGCGGCGCGCTCCACCCCTGGCGCGCCGCCCCTCCCTTCCGTCCGGCCGCCCCCTTGCCGGGGCGCGCCCACCCCACAGTTGCAACGATGGAGACGCGCATGCAGCGGGTCATTGTCGCGCCTGCCGCACTGTCCGGCGCGCCGCTTGCCGAACTGAAAAGCTGGCTCGCCGTGACGACGGCGGGCGAGGACGACCTGCTCGAGGCGCAGCTTCGCGCCGCACTGGACGCCTGCGAGGCGTTCACCGGCGTCATGCCGCTGCGCCAGACCTGCACGGAGACGCTGCCCGCCCGCGCCGGCTGGAGCCGGCTGGCGACGCGGCCGGTGCAGGGCGTCGCCTCGGTCCATGGCCTTGACGCAAGCGGCGCGGCTGTCGCCCTTGCCGGGCCCGAGGTGCGGGTGCGGATCGGCGCCGGCGGCGAGGCGGCCGTCCGCCTGCTCCGTCCGCATGACGGAATTGATCGTCTGGTGGTGCGCTGTTCGGCCGGTCTGGCCGCCACGTGGCCCGAAGTGCCGGGCGCGCTGCGGCAGGGGATCGTGCGCCTCGCCGCCCATCTCCACCACGCGCGCGGCACCGCCGGCGATTCGGCTCCGCCGGCGGCGGTGACCGCGCTGTGGCGTCCGTGGCGGCACCTGCGGCTGACATGATCGCGGCCCGCACCACGGCCGCCGCGCTGACGGCGCGGCTCCGCCAGGACGCCGCCCGGCTGGCGCGGGCCGCCACTGCCGCCCGGCGCCTCGCCCGCGACGGAGACGGGCGCCACTGGCGCACGCCGCGGCTCGTCTGGCCCCTGTTCACGAAAGGATGACCCATGGAAAGCGCCCTGCGCCGCGCGCTCGTCGACTGGCTCCGCGCCGACCCGGTGCTCGGCGCCGGTGTGAACGCGATCGGGGAGGAGACGGGACCGGCGGCAACGCCGCCGCCGGTGCTCGCCCTCGCCGCCAGCGCGGCCAGCGACTGGAGCGTCAAGGAGCGCAGCGGGCGCGAGGTCCGGGTGGCGCTCGAGTTGCTGGTGCGCGGCGACGCCACGGACGAGGCCGACCGCCTCGCCGCCCGCGTGGAGCAGCGGATCGCCGCCATGGCGCCGGAACAGGACGGGTTCCAGCTGGTCGCGACGGGCTTCCTGCGCTCGCGCACGGAACGCCGCCCGCGCAACCTGCGCGCGGTGCTGCTCGAATACCGCTTCCTGCTGCTCGCGGCAGCCTGACCCGCCGCCCATCACCCACCGAAAGGATCTGCCCATGACTGCCCAGAAGGGTTCCGCCTTCCTGCTCAAGATCGCGGATGCCGCCGATCCGGCGGCGTTCCGCACTGTTGCCGGGCTGCGCACCACCCAGATGTCGATCAACGGCGACCCCGTCGTCGTGACCCACAAGGAGTCGGGCGGCTGGCGCGACCTGCTCGACGGCGCCGGCACGCGGTCCGTGTCGGTGAGCGCCAGCGGCATCTTCCTCGCCAGCGAGGCGGAGGCGGCGGTGCGTGCCCATGCGCTCGCCGGAACGCTCGCCACCTGCGAGCTGTCCTTCGAAGGCGGGGAACGGCTGCGCGGGCGCTTCCTCGTGCAGCGGCTCGACTATGCCGGCGACTTCAACAACGAGCGCAACTACGCGCTGCAGCTGGAGTCCTCCGGCCCGGTGGTGCCCGCATGAGCCGCCCCGCCAATCCCGTTCGCGGCGAGGCGGAGCTGCAGGTGGACGGGCGGCCGCTGCTGCTGCGGCCCAGCTTCGATGCGCTCGTGCGGGCCGAAGAGGAGATCGGCTCGCTGTTCGCCCTCGCCGAGCGCGCCGCGGCCGGCGACCTGCGGCTGCAGGAGATCGCCACCCTGTTCTGGCACTGCGCCGCCGCGCGCCAGGAGGTCAGCCGCGAGGCGGTCGGCCGCGCGGTGCTGGAGGCGGGCCTGACAGCGGCGACGCGGCCGCTGCGTACGCTGCTGACGCAGATCTTCGGGGGCAGCGGATGAGCGGGCGGCGCTTCGCCAGCGATGCCGCCGCGCTTCAGCGGGCCGCGGCGATGCTCGGCTGGACGCCGCCGGTGTTCTGGTCCGCCACCCCGGCGGAACTGCTCGCCTGCCTTCCCGCGCCTGATCCCGTCGCCGCGCCGCCCAGCCGCGCCGAAATCGAGCTGCTGATGAGGAGTGACGCCGATGGCTGACGATCTCGACACGCTGATGGTGGAGGTGCGGGCCGACACCCGCGCCTTTGCCGCCGACATGGACCGGCTGAGAAGCAGCGTCGACGGGTCGCTGACCGGCGGCTTCGCGCGCGCCGGACGCGTTCTCGAGGACGGCCTTCTCACGGCGATCCGGCGCGGGAGCGTCGGCTTCGACGAGCTGCGGGACGCGGCGTTCAGGGCGCTGTCGGCGATTGCCGCCGAGGCGGTCCGCAGCGGGCTGCACAGTCTGCTGGGCGGAACGGGCGGACCGGGCGGAGCCGCAGCCGGGGGCGGCGGACTGGCCGGGGTGATCGGCGGCGCGCTCGGGGCGCTGCTCGGCCTGCCCGGCCGCAGCACCGGCGGCCTCGTGTCGCCCCACCGGCCGGTGCTGGTCGGGGAGCGCGGACCCGAAGTGTTCGTGCCCGCCAGCGCCGGCCGGATCGAGCCGAACCGGGGTGCAGGGCCCGCACGCGACGTTCGGGTCGCGATCACCCTCGCCGCGCCGCCCGGCGCCTCGGCGCCGGTCGCGTTGCAGCGTTCCGGCCGCCAGGTCGCCAGCGCGATCCGGCGGGCGATGGCAGACTGACGGGCGCGCCGCCGCCTCAGCAGCAGCAGGGAGTTTCCACGATGGCGTTCTGGCTTTGCCCGGCCCGCACCGGCCAGCACACCGACCATATCCAGCGGTTCGATCCGCGCTTCTGGACCGTCAATTTCCCGCGCCCGATGATGGCCAGCGTGGTGACGACGGCGCCGGACGGGCTGCGCGTCGATTGCGAGTTCTTCCACCGGGGAGAACTCGCCGGCCTGATCTGGGACAGCGCCGATGCGCTCGACCATCCGCTGCTCGCCTATGCGACGCAGACGGATTACGACCACTGCACCCTGCGCTTCCGCTGGCGTTCGGCGGGGCTGATCCCGCTGGATGCCGCCAACGGTCCCACGCTCACTATCGAGGGACGCGATGCCGACGGTGTCGCGCGGCACTGGTATGTGCGCCTGTGGAACTACGCCACCGGCGATCCCGAAGATGCCGTCATCGTGCTGCCCTTCGGCCATCTCCAGGCGGGGTTCACCCTTCCGGGAGAAGCGGTGCACCCTCGCGCCATCGACCGAATGTTCATCTCGCTGGCACCGCCCGGCTATGCCGGCGGCAGCGATGCGCCGCTGCCGCAGCGGGTGAACGGCTGGGCCGAGCTGAGCGAGATGCGCTGCGAGGGGCGGCACGCCCTGCTGGAGATCGGCGACGTGTTGCTGCCCGTTCATGGCGAGCATGCCGCCACCGCCTATGACGATGCCTTCAACCAGACGCCGGACCGGCTGCTGCGCACGGTGCGGGCGCTCGGCTACGGGCGGTACCTGCTCCACTATGTCGGGATGAGCCACTTCTTCCGCCTCGCTCCGGGAGAGGGCCGGCTGCTGGCGACGCCGGACGGGGCGCTGTGCGAGCCTGCGCTGCGCTGGCACCGGGCGTATCTTGCCGGATGCGCCGCGCAGGGGTTCGAGCCGATCCTGTCGCTTTCATTCGAGCTGCTCGCGGCGCACTGCCCCGACGCCTGGCAGCAGCGCGCCGACGACGGCACGCCCGGACGCACCGGCTGGGATCCGCCTTCGGCGCTGCTGTCTCCGGCCAGCGCGGCGGCCGTGGGCTGGCTGGCGCTGAGCGCGCAGCGCTGGGTGGCGCTGCTGCGGGAGGCCGGATTGCCCGTGCGGTTCCAGATCGGCGAACCGTGGTGGTGGATCATGCCCGACGGCAGGCCGTGCCTCTACGATCCCGCAGCCCGCGCCGCGCTGGGCGGCGATCCGGTCGCCATTCCGTCGGTGGCCGGACCGCTGGATGCGCAGCAATGCGCGCTGCTCGACGCGGCCGGCACGCTGCTGGCCGACGCCACGACGCAGATCGCCGCCGCCGCGCGCGCCGCGGCCGGGCCGGCCGGCGCGCAGATCCTGCTGCTCGCCTTCACGCCGACCGTCCTTGATCCGGCGACGCCCGAACTCCACCGGCTGAACCTGCCGCGGGAATGGGCCTGGCCGGCCTTCGACCGGCTGCAGCTGGAGGACTACGACTGGCTGACGGCAGGAGCGGAGGTCCGGCGCCACGCCGCGCTTCGGTTCGTGGACGCCAAGCTCGGCTACCCCGTTGCCCGGCAGGACTACCTCTCCGGCTTCGTTCTGGCAGCAGCGGACGCCGACCTGTTCTGGCAGCGCATCGACGCCGGACTGGATGCCGCCGCCGCGCGGGGCGTCACGCGCCGGTTCGTCTGGGCGCTGCCCCAGATCGCGCGGGACGGATACGTCCGCCTTCCCTCTTACCCGGAGAGCGCCATGCAGAGCATCGACCCCGTTCCCTATCCGCTGGCGCTCGGCCGCGACACGAGCGTCGCGCCGGAATTCTCCACCACGGTCGTCGCCACCGCATCGGGACACGAGCGCCGCACCGCGCTGTGGGCCGATGCGCGGCTGCAGTTCGATGTCGGACCGGGCCTCCGCAGCGAGGCCGAGCTGGCGACCCTGCTGGCGTTCTTCCGCGCCCGCCACGGTCCGGCGCGCGGCTTTCTGCTGCGCGATCCGTTCGACCACTCGTCCCATGGGATGACCGGCACTCCCTCGCCCGGCGACCAGGTGCTCGGCACGGGCGACGGTAGGAAGGGGCGGTTCGCGCTGGTGAAGCACTATGGGGAACAGCGGCGGCGGATCACCCGGCCCGAAGCGGCCACGGTGCGGGTCAGCGTGGACGGCGAGGAACGCCACGACTGGCACCTCGAGCCGGGCGGCATCATCGTCTTCGACGCGGTCGCCCCGCCGCCGGGGGCGGTGGTCCGCGCGGGCTTCCTGTTCGACGTGCCCGTGCGGTTCGCCCAGGACCGGCTCGAGATCAGCGGCGTCGCCTTTGCCGCGGGCGAGGCGCCGAGCGTGCCGCTTGTCGAAGTGCGGGAGGACGCATGAGCCGGATCTTTTTCGCCCGGGCGGTCGAGACGGTGGCGACGTTCTGGCGTATCCACCGCCGCGACGGCGTCACTCTCGGCTTCACGACGCACGACCGCGACCTGTGGTTCGACGGCGTGCGGCATCGCGCCGCCCCCGGACTGCTGCCTTCGGCCATCCGCATCGGGGCCGGGCTTTCCGGATCGAGCCTCGACATCGAGGGCGCCCTGTCTCACGACACCATCGACGAGACCGATCTTGTCGCGGGCCGGTTCGACCATGCCACGGTGCTGGTCGGCGCCGTCGACTGGTGCTCCCTTGAGCGCGAGGTGCTCTATGGCGGCCGCATCGGCCGCGTTGCGCGGGACGGACAGCGGTTCAGCGCCGAGCTGAACGGCGCCGTCGCCGCGCTGGCGCACGACCCGGTGGCGCGGACCAGCCCGACCTGCCGCGCACGGCTGGCGGGTCCGGGATGCGACCTTTCCCCGGCCCGCTTCACGGTGGAGGCGCGCCTCGCCGCCTGCGATCCCGACAGCGGCGGGGTGCGGTTTGAGGGGATCGACGCCGCGCGCTTCCACTTTGGCACCCTGCGCTGGATCGACGGGTCTGGCCGCGGGGCCATCGTCGCCTTGCGCCAGGGCGGCACCTGGCCGCTCGTCTGCGGCAGTCCGCTGCCGCCGGGGCTTGCGCCGGGCATGCGGGCGTGGCTGCGCGAGGGCTGCGACGGCCGGCTGGAGACCTGCACGCGGCGGTTCGGCAACGCCCGCAACTTCCAGGGCGAGCCGTTTCTGCCGGGCAACGACCTGCTCGCCCAGCTTCCGGCCCTGCGATGATCACGCCGCAGGAACGGCTCGCGCTGGCGGCGCGGGCGCTGGTCGGCACGCCCTTCCGCCTGCACGGGCGCTCACCCGAAACGGGCGTCGACTGCGTCGGCCTGCTCGGCTGCGCTCTCGGCGCGATTGGGCGGCCTGCGGCGCTGCCGACCGGCTACGCCCTGCGCAACGCAACCATCGCCCGGCACCTGGCGTGCTTTGCTGGGGCCGGATTTCGCCAGGTGGGCGGAGCCGACCCCGTCGCGGTGGGAGACGTGCTGCTGACCCGCCCCGGCCCGGCCCAGCATCACCTGATGATCGCGACCGGACCGGATGCCTTTGTTCACGCCCATGCCGGTCTGCGGCGGGTGGCGGAATGGCACGGCGCACCGGCCGATCCCCTGCACAGCCGCTGGCGGCTGGCAGGTTGACCAAAGGAGCAGATCATGGCGACACTCGTGCTCGGCGCGGTGGGAACGGCGATCGGCGGCCCGCTCGGCGGCGCCGCCGGAGCCTTGCTTGGCCAAACGCTCGACGGACGGCTGCTGCGCGCTCGGCGCGGCGAGGGTCCGCGGCTCAAGGAGCTGGCGCTGACCACCTCCACCTATGGCGAACCGCTCCCGGTCCATCACGGCAGCGTCCGCACCGGCGGCTCGGTCATCTGGGCGGACGCACTCCGCGAACGGGCAGAGCGCGGCGGGGGCAAGGGCCAGCCGCGCACGACCCGCTTCAGCTACAGCGCCTCGTTCGCGGTCATGGTGGCCGGAGCGCCGATCGACGGGATCGGCCGGATCTGGGCGGACGGCACGCTGCTGCGCGGCGCGGCGGGCGACCTCAAGACGGGCGGAAGGCTGCGCATCCATTGCGGGCACGAGGATCAGGAGTGCGACCCGCTGCTGCGGGCGGTGCACGGCGCATCCTGCCCCGCCTATCGCGGCCGGGCCTACGCCGTGTTCGAGGATCTGGACCTTGGCGGCTACGGCAACCGCCTGCCGGCGCTGTCCTTCGAGGTGTTCGCGGGCGACGCCGCCGCGCTGGTCGGGCGTCTGGTGGAGGGAGTGCCGGACGTGGATGCGTCCGAGGTGCGCACACCCGCGCTGCGCGGCTATTCGCACGAAGGCGGCACCGTGGCCGAGGTGCTGGACACGCTGTCGCAGCTCTATCCCCTGCGGACCGCCCCGGCAGGCGCCGGCCTTTCGCTTCATCTGTCCGCGACGTCTGTGCCACCGATCCGTCTCGGCGCGCGGGCACGTTCGGCAGAGGGCGAGTTCGGGCGCGACGCGGGTCTGTGCAGCGTCCGGGACCCGCGCCCGCAATCGGGTATTGAGGCGCTTCGCTACCATGACATCGACCGCGACTATCAGCCCGGTGTCCAGCGCGCACTGGCTCCGTCCGGTGCCCGCCGGGGACGGACGCTGGAGTTTGCCGGGAGCCTCGATGCCGACGGGGCGCGCATGCTGGTGGACAGGGCGGCGCAGCGCGCGGACGCCGCCGGCGAGACGCTGGCCTGGCGCTGTGCCGAGCTTGACCCGGCCCTCCTGCGTCAAGGCCGGGTCGAGGTGCCCGGCCATGGCGGCGTCTGGCGCATGGAAGCATGGGAGTGGCGCAGCACCGGCGTCGAACTGGAACTCGTCCGCGAGCCGGACCCGTCCCTCGACGCGGCGCCCGGGGCGGCAGGCACTCCATACCGCGCCGCCGATGCGGCGCCCGCCGCGACCCGGCTGCGCGTGTTCGAGCTTCCGCCCTCGTCGCTGTCCGAAACTGCCGTCCGGCAGGTGTTCGCCGTCGCCGCGACGTCCGCGGGCGCGCAGTGGCGGCCGGTGGCGCTGCACACGCTTCAGGGCGGGACCCTCCTGCCGCTCGACGCGGCCATTGACGAGCAGGGTTGCCTCGGTTCGCTTCTCACCCTGCTTGCGCCGTCGCCGGGGCTGAGACTCGATCCGCACGCCTGGTGCGACATTCTGGGCACGGGAGACTGGCCGCAGCCACCGCCCCTCGACGCCGAGGGGCTCGCCCGCGGCGGCAACCGGATGCTGGTGGGCAGCGAGGTCGTGCAGTTCACCCGCGCCGAGCCGCTCGGATCCGGGCGGTGGCGGCTGACGGGGCTCCTGCGCGGCCGCGGCGGAACGGAACAGGCGGCGATGGACGGTCATCCGGCGGGCGCCCCGGTGACGCTGCTCACCCACGGGTTGACGCGGCTGGACCTGCCGGATGGCGGCGGCGAAGGCATTGCCGCGCTCGGCTTCGGCGATGCAGAGCCGGTGCTCGCCGCGGTGGAGAACAGCGGTGCGTCCGTGCGGCCCCTGCCGCCGGTTCACGGCCGCTGCCGCATGCGGGAGGACGGCGCGGTCGCGTGGACGTGGATCCGACGAGCGCGGGGAGCCTGGGTCTGGACCGATGCGCTCGACGTGCCGCTGGTGGAGGAGCGTGAACAGTACGTGGTCGGCTTCGGCCCTCCGGAGGCGCCGGCGGCGCGCTGGGTGACGGACAGGCCCGGCCTGGTGCTGCCGGGCGCGGAGTGGCGGGCACTGGCGACGGCGTTCCCGCAACACCGGCTGTGGGTGCAGCAGTCCGGCACCGCTTCCCTCTCGCTGCCCGCAGCGCTTCCGCACCCCTGGTGA